ATGAAATCATTGGAAGGAAAAAAATTATGACATTTGTAACTGCCGCACTAATCGTTGGTGGGACAAGCCTTGTAAGCGGCTACATGGGTTCAAAAGCGGCCCAACAAGGCGCACAAGCCCAAGCGGGCGCGACAAGCCAGGCCGCGGAATTACAACGTCAAACCGCGCTGGATTCCATTGCCTTCCAAAAGGAAATGTTCCAAAAGCAATTGGAACTTGGCCAACCTTATCGAGAAACGGGTTACAAAGGGCTGACGCGACTTCAGGAAATGTTGCCCAATTTAACTTCGCCGGTAACCGCCCAGGACATACAAAATATGCCTGGGTATCAGTTTGCCGTCCAGCAAGGAACCGGCGGGGCCATGCAAAACATGAACGTCGGTGGTGGTGGATCAAACGTCCAACGGGCTGGTCAAAAGTTTGCCATCGACTACACAATGGGAACGGCGCTTCCTCAATTGATGCAACAAAAGCGCGACATTTACAACACCCTGGCGGGCGTGGCTAACATTGGCCAAGGCCAACCAGGCGCCGGATCGGCTGCCGCGCAGTTGGGAACCAACGTTGCAAATACCATGCAAACCGCGGGAACCAACATTGGTCAGTTGGGCGTTGCTGGCGCCAATGCTTATGCGTCCGGCCAAATTGGTTCGGCAAATGCTTATTCAGGCGCCTTGAACAACATTGGCAACGCGGGCATGATGTACGCGCTTTTGGGATAAGGAAAAAATCATGGATTTAAACATTACACCGGTAGCAACCCAACTTAAACCACCGCAATCAATGTCGCTGGCCGACATGATTAACGTTGGCCGCGGCGGTATTGCGTTGAAAAAAGAAAAACAAACCGACACCGAACGCATTGGGCTGCAAGATTTTTTTTCCAATCCTGAAAACTTCCAAACCGACGGCAACATTGACATGAGCAAAGTCAATGCAGCAATTCCAAAAATTGCACCGTTGACAGGCCGCGACGTTTTAAAAAACGTGTCCGATTTAAGCACGGCACAAACCCAAGCCAACAAAGCCAAAATGGGTTTGACGCAAGACCAAAAAGCATTGGTCGGCCAAACGTTCAACATTTTGGGAAAAGCGGGTGTCAACAACAAAGACACGTATTTGAAAGCCCTAGATGACCTGGTGGCCACGAACCCCGACAACAAAGACCTTGGGCGCCTTGCCGATTCGTACAAAACGATTTGGAACAAGATGCCCGAAAATACAAACTGGTCGCAGTTAGCGATTTCCGGCGCACAAACATTGATGCCAGTTGCAACGCAAGAATCGCAGTTTGGCCCGCAGCCTGGCACATTGAACACCGGCGCCCAAATCTTGCCGACCGTTACCCGTCCGTCGGTGGCTGGCCAAGAACCAAAAATTGCGGTTGGAACAGCGCCTTTGGCGACCGCCCAACTTGGCCCAGGTGCGCGTTACGTGCCAACGGGACAAAGGGATATGAACAACAACCCAACGGCGATTGCTTACGGCCCCAACGGCGAAATGTTGGGGGAAGTTGTTATTCCCGCTGGCGCAAATATGGCGCAACAACCAGGCGGCCCCGCCGCCAATGCAATGCCTAGCCAAACTGGCATTCAGGGTGGCGCCGTGCTGCCGCAAAATAACATCCAAGCGCCAGCAGCGCCAATGCCGCAGCCAGCAGTTACAGCGCAGCCAGTAATGCCAGCAAACGCGCCGGTGCGAATGCCCGCGGGCGAAAACGCTGCTACGTTGGATGCCGCAACCAAATTGCGTTTGGACACCCGTGCAATGGCCCAACAAGTGCCGGTGCAACAATTTAATAGCAATCAAATTATTAAGTTGGCCGACGATGTAATTTCCGGTAAAGGTTCCGGAACACTTGCAAACTTAACTGGTGGTTATGCTGGCTTGAATGGCCTTGGCATTGGTGGCGACAATGCAACCAACCTTCAGCAACTAGGCCATTACATGGCGCTGCAAACGCAAGCCTTGTCGGCCGGTACTGGTTTGGCAAGCACCGACGCTGGCCGCGCAATTGCTGGCCAAATGTCCGGCACGACCGAATGGACGCCCGCAGCCATCAAGCAAACTGCCCGCGTAAACCGCGCCCTTTCAACGGGCACGGAATTGTTTGCCCAGGGCGTTGAAAACAATTTCAATCGCACAAAAAATCCATTTGCAGCAACAGAATTTCAGCAGCGGTGGTCGCAAACACTTGGCAACGATGGCATCAATGCGATTCGTTTGTATGATGCCATTAGAAGCAAAGACAATGAAGCCATCAAGGAAGTGGTAAACCAAGCGGGTGGCGCTAATTCGGCTGGTTATCAAAACCTGGTCAATAAAATTGGACAAATGCAAAAATTGATCGGGGGCAAATAATGGAAACCTTAAACCTTGCCGACATTGACAATGCGGTGGGGCAAGCATTTGGCCGTAAACCGAAAGCCGCACCGCAGCCATCAAGCCAACCAGGACAGCCAAGCCAGGTCAATTTGGAAGGGTTGAACCCGACATTGCTTGCCAACTTGCAAAAAGCCCAGGCGGCTTACAAACAAGAATTTGGCACGGATATGCCAATCACTAGCGGCGTTCGCACCCGCGCTGAACAACAAAAACTGTTTGACCAAAGCAAGGCCGGAAAGCCTGGCGTGTTTTCGCCAATTGATCCAGCCAGCGCACCAGGCCAATCCACGTTCCACAGCGAAGCGGTGGATATTTCCAGCAAGGTTCCTGAAGACTTTTTGAACCGTTTTGGCATCCATCGGCCGCTTGGCAAAAAAGACCCCGTTCACGCGGTGTTGATGCCTGGCCAAGTGACCGGCATGGAAATGCCCCAAAGTTTTGCCGACTTTAATCCTCAAAACATTAATGCGGCGGTGCAAACGGCGTTAAATGAAAAAGTTGAAGAAAAGCCCCGTGGCGTTGTGGGCAAAGTTGGCCAATTCCTACGTTCCCAAGGCCGCGGCGTTGCTAGCGCGGCCGACGTTGGCATCAATGCGGTTACCGGAACGCTTGATGTTTTGGCTTATCCGCTGGCGCGGGCTTATTACGGCACACAAATGTCGCCTGAAGCAGCCGAAGCCAAAGCCAAAGCCGAAACCACCAGCCCCAAAGATGTTGTAGGCCGTGCGTTTGGCGTAACACAAACGCCGGAATACAAAGGCGAAGCCAGCCGTCAAGTCATGGATTACATTGGCGCCAATTTGGAAAAAGGCGTTGATGCAATACATCAAGGTTTGCAAAGACAAGGCATCAATATTCCCAAAGGCGACGTGGAAAACATGGTCAATCAGGCCACGTTTCTAATTCCTGGTACTGCCAAAGCAATTTCCAAAACCAAACCCGTTCAAGCCGTCACCGGAGCCGTTGGACGTGAAGCCGGTTACGCTGGCCAGGCAATCAAAGCGGTGACGCCTGAACCCGTCCAACGGGCCGTTGGAACCGTTGTTGAAGCAATTGCACCTGGCACTACCAACATAAAGCCCAAAGCAGCGCCAGCGGCCGTTCCTGGAACACCGGAAGCGCCTGGCGTTGAACTGAAACGCAACGTGGATGAATTAGATCAACGTTATCAAGCCGAACGCCAGGCTGCAACGCAGCCAGCCGCGCCAGGCCAGCCAGCGCCATCACAACCCGCCGCGTCGCCACTTGGAACCAGCAAGCCGACCACGCCTGACGCGCCGTTTTCCGAAGTCAAATACGCTGAAAACGGTTTGCCATTGGATGAACAATATTCCCGCGCCAAAACGTTGAATCGCGTGTTGGGTTCGGATCATGCCGCCGACTTGGCTGCCATTGAAGGCAAAGGCAAAGAACGCGCTACCAATTACGCCACTTCAAACACGGACACGGCCACCGGTAATTTCCTAAAAGAACGTTTTGCCGACGAACAAAAACGCCTGGCTGACTTTGCTGAACGCCAGGTTAAAAACACCGGCGGCACAGTTGGCTTGGACGAAAGCAGCGTTTACAAACGCGGCAACACTATTCTGAAGCCGCTGCAAGATTTGGAAACAAATTTTGACACCGCCACCCGCAAAATTTACGCGGAACGTGACGCGTTGGCCAAAGACATTCCCGTCGAAGCGCAAAACATTATGAAGGTTTTGAACGACGAATCGTTGACATTGGCTAATACCGAAACCATTGGTTTGACCAACATTGCCAAAGCCCGCATGAAGCAATTGGGCATGATTGACAAAGACGGCAATTTATTGCCGACTGACGCTAAGACAGCCGAAAATTTCCGCAAGTTTGTAAACGAAAATTGGGATCGAAAAAGCGCAAACCTTCATCGCCAATTAAAAGAAGCGGTGGACACCGACGTGTTGGCCAACCTTGATACCAATACACCGTTTTATAAAGATGCGCGGGCGTTGGTTGAACTTCGAAAAAACACCCTGGACAATCCAAACGGCATTTCCAAAATTTTGGACGCTGAAGGGCCAAAGGGCATTAACCGCAAAGTGCAAATTGAAAAAATTGCACAAAATATTGCCGATATGCCGGTGGATCAATTTACGCACGTAATTGATACCCTAAAAGGCGTTCCACCTGAATTGCAGCCCCAGGCCACGGCCGCGCTGTCAGAAATCAAAGCGCAGTTTGCCAACCGTGTTGCGGAACAAAAAACACCCCGCCAAATAACCAAATACATGAACGACAACCGTGAGGTAATGAACCGTGTGTTCACGCCTGACGAAATGGCCAATCTACGTGATTACCACAACGCCGTTCACATCCTGGCCACCGACACCGGTTACAAAGGCGCAGCGGTTCAAAAGATCAACGTGGAACAAAAGTTGGGTTCCAAAATTGCCGAACAAGTGATGTCAAAAGGCGCAGCCTTAACGGCCGGTGGCATTGCTGAAGTTGGAACTGGCGGGATTACTCTTGGAACGGCTGGCGGCGCGGCGGCATTGGGTGCAAATGAATTGATGAGCCAACGTTTTGCCGGTAAACGAGCCAAGGCCCAAGCCCAGGCTGAACAAAAGGCATTTGAAAACACGCAATCGCGTTTTGTCCCTATTCAAGATTTGGTTAAAAAGTGAACAACGAAATGGCACAGGCAGAAATTGATCCCGTGAAATACGGCGTTCTTTGGCAAAAGGTTCAGGACTACGAACGCCGGTTTGACCAAATGGAAACCAAGATGGACAAAATGGAAAGCCAGTTGGAAAAACTGGTTGCCTTGGCCAACCAGGGTCGCGGCGGTTTTTGGGCTGGAATGGCGTTTGTGTCGTTTGTTTCAAGTGCCGTAGGGTTTGCAATAAGTTGGATGAAGGGGCATTGAAATGAGTGAGGAGAAAATTCAAAACATGGAAGCCAAAGGACAATTGATTGAAAAAATCACGTTTGCTTTGCTGCCATTGTTGTTTTCGTGCGTGGTTTACCTTATGTCGGCGCTGTCAAACCTGGCGCATGAAGTCACCATTTTGAACAGCAAAATCAGCCTGGTGGTGACAAGCGACAACAAGCAAGCAAGCAACACCGGCGCCGAATTGGCCCGCGAAAAATTGCGTCAGGATTTGGAAAAGGAAATTCAACGCAACCGCGACCAAATTGCGGAAAACAGAATGCACATTGCTATTTTGGAAGAAAAAACGCACGTTGCAAAACCAATTAAAACCTTGACCGGAAAGGACTGATATGTTTGCACTTGACGCATTGCTGAACGTCGGCGGTAAGTTGATCGACAAACTGATTCCCGACCCCGAAGCCAAAGCCAAAGCCCAATTGGACTTGGCCAAGATGGCCCAGGATGGCGAACTGGCCAAGATGGCCAACGAAACCAAACTGTTTGAAGTGGAAATGAACAACGTGTCGGATCGCTGGAAAGCCGACATGGGTTCCGATTCCTGGCTGTCAAAAAACATTCGGCCAATGGCGTTGATTGCCATTTTTGTGGCTTATTTTGTGTTCACAATGATGAGTGCATTTGGCTACAACGCCCAGGAAAGTTACGTAAATCTCCTGGGCCAATGGGGCCAAATTATTTTCCTGGCTTATTTTGGAGGCCGCACGGTTGAAAAACTTGCCGACATGAAAGCCAAAAAATGAACCTGACGCCGCATTTCACCCTGGAAGAATTGACCGCATCCGAAACCGCAGAACGCAACGGATGGGACAACCGCCCCAACGACGCCGAATTGGCCAACCTGACGCGCTTGGCTGATTTTCTTGAACAAGTCAAAGTGGTGCTGGACGGCAAACCCATAATGATTTCATCGGGCCTAAGAACAAAAAAGGTCAACGACGCGGTGGGCAGCAAAGACAGCAGCCAGCATCGCACGGGTTGCGCTTGCGACTTCCGTGTGCCAGGCATGACGCCTGACGAAGTGGTGCGAAAGATCATGGCCAGCGGAATTGCGTTTGACCAGGTGATTCGTGAATTTGACCGTTGGACGCATATCAGCATTCCAAACAGCGACGACACCAGCCCCCGCAAACAAGCCCTGATTATTGACAAGGCCGGAACGCGCCCGTTTGCTTAACGTTTCATGTTCCTGACAAACACCGCAAACGACGCCGCGGTGTCGCCAAGGCTGGTCATTTTTTCGAATTCTGCCGCCACTTCATCCAGGACGTGATTGCGTAAAGCCAATTCTTTACACGCGCCAGGCGTGGTGCAGCCGGTGGTATAACAAAAAGGACAGACCCACGGTTCGGACAATGCCGACCTTGCTGGCAAAGATTGTGACATGGTGGGCATTCCTTAAAGTTTGATTGCATTTAAGTTGAAATTGTCGGCCATCACTTCAGCATAATCAAAATGGCGGCCAAAGCATTCCCTAAACGAAACGCATTCGTCCGACCAGCCTTCAACGACATTTTTGTAAATGTACGCCTTACGTGGAACAGTAATCGTTCCGCAAATAAAGTGCAAGCCTTTTGGCGTAACGCGCCAGGCGCCATCCGATTTTTTGTTGTCTTCCGCGTGGCCGCCTGATTCCACAAACCCCCAATGTTGCAAAGTGGTGTGTGTTTTGCCACGCATCAACCAGCGTGGGCCAGTTTTGGGAACATCCACCCAACCATCAACATCGGAAGGGGCGCGGGAAAGCCATAGGAGGGCCAAGGCGCGTGTTTCGTTCATGCCCTGGGGGCTTACCTTGCCCCACTTCCCGCAACAGGGGCAATGGCCCCCGTCGCCTTCAATGGTGGCCCGCCAGTTGGTTTTCAGTTGCGCCAGGTAATCGCCTTCGTCGCCAAAAAAATCCAATTGCATGGCCAGCCCCTTAGAAGTTTGGCAAATCGTCGTTCATATCGTCGAACCCGCTGCCCTGGGGGGCGCGTCGCTGTTGCGGCTGGTCGTCGCGTTCGCGTGGTTCGTTGATGTATGCCCAACCGTCCCAACCGCCTTCCTTCAACGGGATCACGTCGATTTTGAGCATTGGCCCGTTCTTGGTTTCAATGATCGAACCGATCCGCTGGTAACGGTTCTTTTGTTGGCCTTGGGCGTTGTTGTACGTGCCGGTGATTACGGTGATTTCGTTGATAAGTTTTGCCATAATTTATTCCCCAATGATTTTTTTAAGTTGATCGACCTTGACCGCGGTTTCGGCCAGGAATTTGATGATTTCCGCTTCCATGTCGGCCACAAAAACTTCGTCACGCGGTACGCGTTTAATGAACAGTTGGGCTTTGGCTGGCATCCGTGGATCAAACACCACGTAATCGCACCAAGCGCGGCCAGCGCAAACCATTTGGAATTGCATTTGCGCGAAATACTTTTGCGGCACGGCGCCGGTCAGCAGCGTTTCAATCATGGTGGCCGTGTTGGGGCATTTGATTTCCACGCAACCGTCGTCGCCAATCAGGCCGTCAGGTGACGCGCCAGCCATTGCAATGGTCGGGTGGTTCACAAAGCCCACTTCCTCAACCATGTTGCCGGTGGCGGCTTCGTATGCGCCGCGGGCGAAGGGTTCCTGGTCGGTTCCCCATTGCATGGCGCTGTTGGTGAACGATTCCTGGCGTGTGCCGGTGATTTGTTCGACCACCAGTTGGGCCATGTAGTTTTCGCGGCTGGCGCTATAACCCGACTTTGTGCGGGCCATCACGTCGGCCACTTTGGACGCGGTGACTTTGCCCAGGCGGGCGGCAAACCATTCGTCGGTGCGTTGTTCGATTTCGTCGGTCATTTCAATTTCCTTTGGTTGATTGATCTTTTTTGGCACGGGCCACGCGTTCTTTTTTGGCTGCCATTACTTTGGCTTGCAATGCCTGGTTGCCCTGGCAAGCGTCGAACGCATCTTTGTAAACCTTGGCCAATTCGTCGCTGTTGGCGCTGGCCTGGATGGCTGCCAGGTGGTCGGTAATGTCAGGCGTTGGGATTGCTGGCGCTGGTGGGCGTTTGCTGGCCGCGTTGCCGTCGTCATCTTCCGGTGCGATTCCACAGGCTGCCATCAACGAATAGCGGCGGGCATAAGTCAACGCGCTGCCGTAACCCTGGGCATCTTGTTTGGTGGCCGGAACGTGCAGTTGGCCGCAATTGATAACTTCGCCGGATTCGTGAATGAACACGGTTTCCACAATTACGCCGTTGTCGTATGAACTGACGCGTTGCGTCAACGCAATGCCGTTGTTGTTCAAGCCTTCGATCACGGCTTCAACGCAAGCGGCCAGGTCGGCGTAGCGTGATTTGAAGTGCGGATTGCTGGATGATTTCAGCGCGGGGCCGAATTCTTTTTGCGCTTTGACCAGGGCCGCGGCGACTTTGCTGAATGATGTTTCCATGATTGGTTCCTTTACCATTTGGGGGCGCAAGTAACGTCAATCACAACGTCAGCGGTGTAACCGTTAACCTTGCGTTTGCCGTACATCAACACGGCGCGAAGCCCGTTGGCCTGGCAATCGCCGATGGCCGACACGACTTCATTCCGCGACATGGGCTGGATACTTTTGTCCAGCACCAAATCCTGGGCGCCGCCGGTCGTGGTTGTTGAACAACCGGACAACCAGGCGACAAAACCGACAGCGATTACCACCACAACCAGGCAATTCCAAACGCGTTGGTACAACGTTGGTTTTGGGTAGTAAGGGCCGTCGAGATCAATGCGAATCATTTTTTTCATTGCAGTAACTTTCAGAATGGCGCGGGGGGCAAGTTGTCCCGCCGTTGGTTTTGGTAATCGCGTTCTTGCTTACGCGTCCAGGGGATTGGCCCCCCTGGCGGTGGAAATGGCCAGTTAGACATTGGCAATTTTTTGGGCGTAGTTGATGGCTGCCGACAACATGGCGCTGCCGTAGGTGCGGATGCCGCCGACCGGCAATTCCGCGTCGGTGTCCCACAACGTCACGGCGTAACCCGTGCTGATTTTTGTCACCAGGGCGGCAATGCCATATTCGGCATTGACAAACGTTGCGATTTGGTTGGGATTGGTGATGGTGACGGCGTTCATGCTGACACCCCGTTAGCGTTTAATTTGCCATTCATAATCGCAAACAAAACACCTTTGGCGCGGTTCAAACTTTGGCGGGCGCCTTCGGTATCGCCGAACGACATTTGTTCCTGGGCGTCGGACATTAAGCCAGCCACAACCATGTTGGCGCCGGTTAATTGGTAGGTGATTGAATCTTGGAGGGATTCCAAGAAATCTTGGAAGTTGCAGCCATACACCAGTATGTCGCGGTTTGATTGATTTGCATTCATTTTTATTTCCTTTTAAAAGACCCGTTAGGGCATGGTTTGATTTTAAGCCAACTTAACTTTCAATGTCAACACTTTATGCAAATATTTTTGCAAAACTTTCACGAACCGCGATGGCTTCACGCAATTCGGCCAGGCTGGCGCGTTCCAGGTAAATGCCGCGGATGGTGGCAGCGTAGAACACGCGGCCCCCGCGATGCACCCTGGTAATTCTTACTGTCATTTCGTTCCCCTTAAAAGATGGCCATTGCAAGCCAAAGCAAAACATAGATGGCCGGTGCTGCCACCAGCGCCATCAACACAACTTCCCAATCTGTTGGTTCGCGGTTCATGGCGTTCCCCTTATGCAGCCATCCGGCCAACTGAATTCCAACCGTAACCGTCGTCGCCCTGGAAGGCAACGCGGGCCAATGTGGCGCTTGGGGCCACGTCGTCCATACTGTATTCACCAGCACGTTGGCGAATAATTCTTTCAATGTCAAAAGTGCTGAAACCGCGGGCTTCGCTGTCAGCGTTGGGGCCAACCGATTTGACAAAAGCGCCAAAATATTGGTTGCCGCTATCAATCAAAATTTCGTTGTCGAAGCCGTAATAATTGCAAGTTTCAACAACAACGCTGGTCAAGATCGGGGCAGTAAACCGGCGGCTTACAAAAACAAAATCAGCACCAAAGCGAACGGGTTGGCCGTCCAGGCTGTTGTAATTGCTGCCTTTGTAATCTGTCATGCCATCAAAGTAAGCGCCCTGAAAAGCCTTGGCAACCGCTTCGACTTGCGCGGCTGTTGGGCCGTCGATGTAAGACACATTGATGCTGGCGCCGCCAGCGTATGTGCTGGACTTGACGCTGAACTTCACACCAGGGAAAGATTCTTTGAGGGCGGCGCGAACCAATTTTGCGGTTTCGGCACATGAGAGGTATTGTGTATTTGACATTTTGATTTCCTTTTTAAAAGACCCGCTAGGGCATGATTGAATTATAAGCCCGCTTAACACGGGCTGTCAACACTTATCTCCAAACTGAGTAAGGTTCGCCACCTGACAGCGCAATGTCGTATGGAGAAACAACCATTGTTGCGTTGCGACCGTTGTTCATAAGGTTGACCGCGTTGTCGTAAAAATCTTCGCGCAATGTGTCCAAGCGTTTGCCGCCAACTTCGACCAGGTTGAAATCAACGGCGACAATTAAAATGTTGATTGGTGCGCGGCGGTTGTAAGAGAAATTTTGCATTTTCATTTCCTTTTAAAAGACCCCGTTAAATTTGTCAGGGCATGGGTGAATATTAAGCCCGCTTAACTGCATTGTCAAACGTTATTTGTAAAGCCCCCTTAACTTTGAGGGGATTTGTTGCTATTGACACACAACGCAAGGCCGCTTAACATCGAAAGATGGACAAAGAAAAAGCAATCAAACTGGCTGGATCAGCTAAGGCGCTTGCCGAACTGTTGGGAATCACCAGGGCGGCCGTCAGCCAATGGGGGAACGATGTTCCACCGGCGCGAGTGTGGCAGTTGAAAGCGTTGCGTCCGAAATGGTTTAAGGGCTAGAATTTGTTGGAATCCGGCTAGGGTGGAAGTCATGAGCCACCCGAAAAGCGAGCCCACCCGCCGCCGTGATTTCTTTTTTGTGTGGGACAGAGTGAGAAAAAAATGCACTATTACCAGCATCACATAGGTGACTTTATAAAAGCCACCGCCAGGCTGACCGACAGCCAATCAATGGCCTATTTGCGGCTGTTGTGGATGTATTACGACACCGAAAAACCATTGAAGCCGGACACCAAAGTTTTGGCATTTCAGATCGGCGCGACCGTTGAAGAAACGGAATTGCTGTTGGAATCGTTTTTTTGGTTGGCCGAAAACGGATGGCATCACACACGTTGCGACCAGGAAATCGCAGAATACCGGACATTCTTGGAGAAAAAATCCAACGCCGGTCGCGCATCCGCTGAACGTCGGAAGCACAACAGCGCAACAACAGTTGAACAGGTGTTGAACGAGTGTTCAACGGATGTGCAACTAACCACTAACCACAAACCACTAACCAGTAAACCAAAGAGAGAGAGCCAGCGCGGAACGCGCCTGGCCCCTGACTTTTTGTTGTCGGATGAATGGGTTTCTTTTTGTCGCCAACACCGTCCCGAACTTGATCCGCGGGAAACGTTTGAAGGGTTCCGCGATTACTGGATTGCACAACCTGGCCAAAAGGGCGTAAAAACCGATTGGACGGCGACCTGGCGCAATTGGGTACGACGGCAGCAACAAGTCAAAAAAACCGCGTCAGAGGCCCGTTTGACGCAAATGGCGGCCCTTACGCGTGGCCTGGCAACACCAAAACCCGCGCCAGCCCCATTTTGGGCAAAACCTGAACAAACCGTGGAGGTGTCCGATGTGGAACGCAAGCGACTTTTGTGATGCCGACAGCGGCTTCGATTACGTGTTCAGCAAAATGAATGCGATTTATGGCGCCACGTTTGCCAACCATTGGCGCGATGTTGACCCCAACCTGGTTCGCCAGGTGTGGATTGACGAATGCGGCCGCGCCTTGACGTACCGGCCAAAAATGGATTACGCGTTACAGCACATGAACCCCGACCGGCCACCGTCGGCCCTGGCGTTTAAAAAACTGTTGAACGATGGCCCGCGCATTCCTGACAAGCCCGAAACGCTGATAACCAAGCAGCCGACATTGCACGAACAAATTGCCGCGACCGAAGCCAAAGAAAAAGCGTTGGCCATGTTGCGCGAAATGACCCAAAAAATGAGGATGCCGAAATGACACGCGAACAAGGCAGCCAACTGTTAAACAAATTGCAAGAGGGGCAAACCTTTGACTTTGACCAAATCACCGCAGCCCTTATTGCAACCGGCGACCTTGCTGGATGGCGAGAAACCAACCTGGTCGGAAGCCTGGCGGCGGGAATGCGAAGCCAGGGATTGGTTGCGCCGGTGGAAGTTGCACCAGCGCGAGAGGGGAACCAGGTTTGCGAACGGTTGGTGGATGGACACGATAGCGAAAATCGAGAAAATCCGCGGGGCTGGTGCAGCGCATACCTTGCGGCAAGATATGAACAAGGCCAAACATGAGAGCAGCCAAAATCGACGCAAACCATGAACAAGTTGTTTCGGCATTACGGGCGGCTGGCGCTTCGGTTCAATCTTTGGCTGGTGTTGGCAAGGGCGTACCGGATTTGCTTGTTGGATTCCAGGGCAAGACATTGCTTATGGAAGTCAAGGATGGCCGCAAAACGCCGTCAGCGCGTCGATTGACGGAAGATCAATTAAGGTGGCACGGCGCCTGGAACGGCGGCCCCTTGGCCGTTGTGGACGGCGTGGACGCGGCTTTGCGAATGTTGGGGGTGTTGAAATGATTTACGAACTACACAACGCGCAACAAGCCAAAGTTTTAATGGATAACATTTGGCCGGA